AACAAGGTTCTTGATATCATAAGCGATTATGAATTAATCAAACAAGATAGGAAAGCGAATAAGATATATCAAAGGGCTTATTTATATCATTATCTCTATTCTAAGGGTATGACGCTCCAAGAGATAGGCAAACTATTCAAACGGAATCATGCAACTGTTTTAAACGGTTTAAAAGTATATAAGCAGATGATGGAAACAAATAACAAAGGATTTGAATTTGCAGTTATTGAGATAGCAAACCAACTGAAAGGAGATAATATATTTGAAGATCCATTGGTTATGGATATTCATAAAGCATTATCATTGAATAGTTGCAAGGAATGTAAGAAAATCCTTCGAACATTATTTAAGAGTTTGACAGGAATAAGCCATCGTAAAATTCAAAAATTATTAAATTAGCAAAAACATAGAATATGGAAAACAAAAAATCTTTCATCTTATATGCTGATATTCATTCAACGATTCAGCATCTAACAGATGAGAAAGCAGGAGAATTATTTAAACTAATTCTGGCATATGTAAATGATGAAGATCCTGAAGTCAATGATCTTGTTTTAAAGATCGCATTTGAACCGATTAAACAACAATTAAAAAGGGATCTAATCATTTGGAAGAACAAAAGAAACATCAGAGCAGAAGCAGGAAGAAAGGGCGGCTTAGCAAAAGTTAGCAATGCTAAGCAAAAGTTAGCAAACGTGGCTGTAAATGATAGTGTAAATGTAAATGTTATATCTAAAGATATATATAGAGAGTTTAATCATCTATCTATTTCAATGGATGAATATATGAAATTGTTAGAGCATTATAAAAAAGAAAATATTGATGATGTTTTGGATTCAATCGAAAATTATAAGCAGAATAAAAAATATAAATCATTATATTTAACCGCAAAGAATTGGTTGAAAAGGGATTACAAGAAGCAAGAATCATCCGTTGATCCATTAGTTAATTATGTTAAAAGCCAAATGAATGATAATAAATAAAGGAGCATCAATATCTTACCTGGAAGATTATAAGGAAGGAAGAATTAAATTAGGTTTAGGAATTGGAGCAGCATTAGATGATTATCTTAGATTTAAAAGAAAGCAATTAAACATAATTTTAGGGCATGACAACGTTGGTAAGACATACTGGTTTCAATGGTATATGCTAAACTTAGCATTAAGGCATGGTTTAAAGTTCTGCATATGGTCAGGAGAGAATCAATCAGGGCAAGTTCTAAGAGATTTAATTCAAATGTATAGAGGAAAGCATTTCAAAGATTTAAGCATTCAGCAGATAAGATCTTCTTCTGCATATTTAGAGCAGTTCTTTACATTTGTAGATAACAGAAAATTATATAAACCTGAAGAATTATTAAAAATATTTAAGGATGTTGAATGCGATGCTTGCATTATTGATCCATTTACAGGATTAGATCGATCAATGACATATGAAGGCAATTATAAATTCTTGAATATATGCAGGCAATTCTGCAACATTACAGGCAAAACAATTTATATTGCATCTCATCCAAATACGGAATCAGGCAGAAGCGGAAATTTATATCCTGAAAATCATGAGTGGAAGGGGCATCTTAAACCGCCATTAAAGGATCACATTGAAGGCGGTAAGAGTTTTTTGAATCGTTGCGATGATATGATCGTTATTCATCGACTTATAAAACACGAATCAATGAAATATGAAACAATGATTTCAACTGAAAAGATAAAAGATAAAGATTCAGGAGGAGCATTAACGGAATTAAATATGCCAATTTTACATAACTTTAACTCAGGATTAGGATTTAAAATTCATGGAGTTGATCCATTAGAACAATTTAGAATATGAAAACTTGCACATCAATAAGCGGAGGAAAAACATCAGCATATATCGCTGCCAATTATCCATCAGATTACAACGTCTTTTCATTAGTTAGAACAGATGATAAGAATTGCTTATTTCCTGATGCTAAATTGCGCCAGGTAGTAAGCGATAAAATAGGAAAGGAATTCATTGGAACATTAGAGGATGATATGATTATCTATACAATGTTAGATCTTGAACAATTTATTGGCAAACAAATATCATGGGTAAGCGGTAAAACATTTGATGAAGTAATTATTAGAGGAGATAAGAAATATTTACCAAACGCAACAATAAGATTTTGTACTCAATTAATGAAAGTAGACCCAATATTTCAATGGTGGGATTCTAACTTTGATGAACCTATAATTATGAGAATAGGATTTAGAGCGAATGAAATGCGAAGAGCGAAATCAATGCAGGAGAAAACAAACAAAGATGGAATATTAGAATATAAAAAAATTATAGGAAGAACAAAGACAGGAAACAGAAACAAATGGGGTAACATTGCTTGGCAAAAGCCTGAATTTCCATTAATAAAAGATGCAATATTTAAAGATAAAATTGAAAAATATTGGAAGGATAAAAATGTTAGATTTGCATATATGAATAATTGCATTGGATGTTTTCATAGAAACGAGGTTCTTTTAAAGCATATGAGTAACAAGCATCCTAACAAATTTCAATGGTTTATAGATCAAGAAAAAGATGCAGGTTACGGAGCAAGAACATTCAAAAACGGAATAAATTACGAACAGATAAAAAACTCATTAGAACAAATCAATCTATTTGATGAAGATTTTAATGATTGCGATTCAGGATATTGCGGATTATAAAACAAAAAATATGATAGAATTAATTAATGCAAAAATAGGATTAGAGAAGGTATTTCTCAGAGCAAAGAACACATTAGAAGAATTAAAAGAGAAGCATCCAAACAGAAAGGATCTAATCGATAAGCAGGAGGATTCATTGGAGGAATTGGCTAATGCTAAATATATCCTGCATCGAATGGATTTAAGATGCATGAGTTTATCTTCTGAGTTATATCGGAACAATAGAATGCTCCTGGAAATGCAAACAGAAATCAAAGAACTAAAAGCAATCAATCAAAAATTAATAGATAATGCCAAGATGTAAAAATTGTAAAGAGAAGTTTGAAGCAATGCATTTTAATCAAAAATATTGCGCTAAAGATGAATGCATGGATGCATGGATTAAATCAGCAAAGGAGGTTCAATGGAAGAAGAAGAAAAAACGAATGAAGGAAGAACTCAAAACAATAAGCGATTACATTAAAGAAGCGCAGAAATGGGTTAATAGATTTGTTAGATTAAGAGATAAAGAGCAAGGATGTATATCATGCGGAACTCCATTAACAGGAAAATATGATGCCGGGCATTTCTTTTCAGCAGGAGGGCATGGTTCAGTTAGATTTGATGTTAGAAACATACATGCGCAGTGCGTTTACTGTAACCAATACGAACATGGAAATCTATATAATTATCATAAAGCGCTATTAACCAAAATTGGATCAGAGGAATTTGATAAAATGGAAGCCAAAAGTAAGGGAGTTCATAAGTGGAACAGGGAAGAACTCGAAAATATTATAAAAGAATTTAAGGAAAAATGTAAAGAAATCGAAAATTTTTCTTAATTTTATCAACATAAAGGAATATTAATTAAAACAAGTTATATGAGCAAAACAACTGAAAAGGTCATCGACCTTATGGAAAAGGATTCTGCTGCATCCTTAAATGGCAGCCTTCCAAAAGATAACATTTATAAAAGCCTGGCAGCATTCCAACAAGAATGCCCTGTAGTTCATAAAGGAACAAAAGGATATGGATATTCATATGCAGATCTTCCTGCAATATTTGAGGTTATCATGCCATTATTAAAGAAGCATAACTTAGGCTTTACTCAATTAATGGATGGATCAGAATTAAGAACAATTTTATTTCATACGAAATCAGGCGATACAATAGAATCATGCGCTGCAATTCCGCAGGATGTTCAATTGAAAGGCATGAATGCATTCCAAGTTTATGGATCTGCAATTACTTACTTCCGCAGGTATGCATTGTCAAGCATTCTTGGAATCGTTACTGATAAGGATATAGATGCATCAGGAGAGCAAATCAATTCAAAAGAACCAAATATTAAATTTGAAAAAGGCGGTTTGACTGATATACAATTTGAAAGAGCATTAAAAACTATAAAAAGAGGCGATTACTCAAAGGAAGAATTGCTTAAAACATTCAAATTAAACGCTGAACAAACTAAAAATTTAAAATCATGTTAAAAATTAGATCTTCGCAGATTGGCAAAATAATGACTAATCCTAAATCAAAAAAAGAAACTTTATCAAGCATTACAAAAGAATATTTAAAAGACTTAATTATTGAACAAAAGTTTGGTAAGCGCAAAACAATAGATTCTAAATACTTTGATAAAGGAAATATAGTTGAAAGCGACGGCATTTCGCTATGCAATGAAGTTATGCAAACAGATTTTCTATATAAGAATCATGAAAGTTTTGAGAATGATTATATAACAGGAACTCCTGATGTAAATACAATCTTTACTTTATTAGATATAAAATCAAATTGGGATGCTTTTACTTATTTTAAAGTATTTTTTAATGAAAAAATATCAAATAAAACTAAAACAAAAATACCTAAAGATGATTATTTTTATCAATTACAGGGGTATATGTGGCTTACAGGAAAAAGCAAGGCTTATCTTTGTTATTGTTTGCTTGATACTCCTGAGCAGATAATCGAGGATGAAATAAGAAGAGAGCATTGGAAGCATAAAGCAATCGATGAAGATCCTAAGATCAGGGAATACGTTGAAAACAATCATACATTCGGAAACATTCAAGCAGAATTGAGAGTTAAAACCTTTGAAATCGATTTCGATCCTGAAATAATAGAACAGATTAAGGCAAGGATTAAGGATTGCAGAGAATATTATGATGAGTTAAATGAGTTATTAACAATTAAAGATGTAGAAAATGCCTGATAATCCAAAAGAAGAAACAGAAGTATTTATTGAATACCCTGAAATTCATACTTATCAATTCGATAAAAAAAGAAATGATTTGTATATTACTTTTTATGATAAGATCATGGAGAAAGAATATACTATTTTAATAGAAGCATATGAGTTTGTTAATTGGGTTGGATCAAAAGAGATCGCAGAGATAAAAGAAAATACAATAAAAATAATAGAAAAGTTATGAGCGAAGAGAAAAAAAGCCTTGTTACTCAAGCAGAAGAAAGAGATCGAACGCTTGGATATCTTTTAGGTATCCAGGATGCAAATAAGATCCTGATGGATTTGGTTGAGAATAATCCAAATGATAAGCAGTTAGGAAAAGAAGTTAGAAGAATAATGTTAAATAAGAAAAATAAAAAAGATGGAAAATAACTATCAGAACAAAGGCGTTGCCTTCAAGAACAAATGGAAAAAAACGGATCGCCATCCTGATTATAAAGGAAAAGGAAATTTCAAAGGAGTAGAATTTGAATTTGCTGCCTGGAAAAAAAACGGAGAAGAAGATCAAATCAACTTTACTTTTTCAGAACCATATGTTAAAGAGGAAACAACAATTAAACAATTTTCAGAAGAAAAAACGAATACAAGTAGCGATTTACCATTCTAAATTAGTATATTTGTAATTCATATTCTATGTTTTATTGATTAATAAGAAAAGCCTGGCATTAATTTGTAAGGCTTTTTTTATACCTTTACATTGTGGAATGGTTTAAACAGATAACAAAATACCATCATGAATGGGTTGCAATCATGAAAAGTTTTGGCGCAAAGGATCATGCAGAGGATATAGTTCAAGAAGTTTATATTAGATTATTAGAAGGAAAGCATAATGATAAATTATTTAATGACGGAAAATTAAATAAGGCGTTTATATATTTTGCATTAAGAAATGCATGGATCGATATTAAAAGAAAACAGAGAAGCAACAGAGAAAACAAAAACAGAATAGAATTGGTTTATTTTAAGCAATATAAAAACGATCCTAAATACAAAAAAGATAATTTTTTAAGCATGGAAATAGAGGAAGAAGAACCAAAGCAGAAACATAATAAATACGATATCATATTAAACAAGATCAATGAAGAGATTGATTCCTGGCATTGGTACGATCAAAAGTTATTTAATGAATATGTATCTTCAGGAAAGAGCATTAGAACATTAGAAAAGGAAACAAAGATTTCAAGGGATTCAATTTTCCAAACCTTAAAGAATTGCAAAGCAAAAATCAAAAATGCAATGGGAGAAGATTGGGAAGATTTTAGAAACAAGGATTATAATTTAATAAAAGCAGACATGAAGACATATTATTTTTATTTTAAAAACAATAAACAAAAAGAACCAATTAACACTATTAAAGCAGAAGATCTTTATGAAGCAATAAGATTATTTTGCGCCAAGAAGCGATTAGAAGAAAAGGATTTTTTAGAAATATATAAAGTTGAATTAAAGGAGTTATGATTGAAAGCATTAAACATCTTTTAGGAATATGCGGAGAACCGCATATAAATATATTTAGCGGAGCGCTGATATTATTTATTACATATATCATTTATAAATTAAAATTAAAACAATGGCAAAAAAGAAAGCAGTAAAAAAGAAAAGCGAAGGATTAGGCGATACAGTCGCAAAAGTAACCAAAGCAACAGGCATAGATAAGTTAGTTAAATTTGTAGCAGGAGAAGATTGCGGATGCGACGAGCGTAGAAAAAAGTTAAATTCTTTGTTTAGTTATGCTCCAAATATAGAATGCTTAGAGGAGGATGAATATAATATTCTTTCAGGATGGTTTGCAATCGAAAGGAATTCAGTTACTCCATCAGAGCAGGCATCATTAAGAAAGATATATAACAGAGTATTTAATAAAAGAACATCTCCATCAAGTTGTTCATCATGCGTCAGAGATATGGTTGACAGATTAAGACAAGTATATAATGAGTATGAGAAAGCAAGTTAAATCATATAAGATAAAGGGCAATCCTAACAATCCTCGATTGATTAAGGATGATGATTTCTTTGATCTTGTTAAAAGCATTAAGGAATTTCCAAAGATGCTGGAGAAGAAGCCATTGGTTTGCATAACTGAAGGCGATTATTATGTTATATTAGGCGGCAACATGAGATTCAAAGCCTGCCAACATTTAGGCATAAAAGATATTTGGATCGATCTTGCAGATGATTGGAGCGAAGAGGAAAGAAGAAAGTTTATTATAAAAGATAATCTTTATTCAGGTAAATGGGATTGGGATAAATTAGCCAACGAATGGGATCATGAGGAACTTGAAGATTGGGGATTAAATACTCCTGTATTTGAAGATGATCTTAGCAACAATGATGAATATAAAGGAATGAATCCTGATCTTGAATTAGAAAACTTTATGAACTCAGAGATTAAAAGGTTATATCTTGTATATGAATCAGAAACTTATAAGATGGTTGTTGATTGGTTTGAAAAGAATATGAAGAAATATGATTGCGAGGATTACTCAAATTTCATATTGCATTTAATAGAGAATGAGAAGAATTGAATTAGAAAAGGTTAGGGATTGCGGAGCGTTGCTTAAAACAACTCCAAAGAAAGAGCATTATTCAGAAGTAATTGATGAAGATTGCATCTTTACAAAAAACGGATTAGCAGTTGGAGTATATATCAAGATAGAAAGATCTAAATTGAAATATATCAGGAAGGCTTGCTTAACAACTAAACTATCGAAGAGTTCAAGAACAAGAGGATTGCCAACGCAAAGCAGTTTATTCGGATCGCTTCCAAGAATAGCAAGGCGAAATGATTTTTGCAGATATTCAGCGCATACAAAAAAAGAACTCAGCAACACAAATATACTATTTACTTTCATGGATGATCTCATCGAGGTTTATAAGAAGCATCTTCCTAATCAATATGAAAGAGATTTAAAGGTTGTTAAGGAAAGCGTTAATGATGATTATGCAATTCATAAGGATAGCCCATTTCTAACTTGCAACATCAATGTAAATCATGCAATCAAATATCATAAAGATACAGGCAATTTTAAGCAGAACCTTTCTAATGTTCTAATTCTTAGAGATGGGATTATAGGAGGGGAGTTAGTATTTCCAGAATATGATTTTGCCCTATCTCAATCTGATGGTTATTTAGCAATTTTTGATGGGCAAAGCGAAATACATGGAGTAATGCCAATATATAAAACATCAGATGAACCTTATCGAGCGTCTATCGTATATTATGCATTGGAACAGATGAAGCATTGTTATCCATACAAAGAAGAAGTTGAAAGGCTGCAAAAGAAATCAAGCGAGAGAGCAGTTAAAAGAGCAAATGATGTAAACCCTATAAAATAAAAAACATGGCAAATGAAGAAAATTTAATTCCTTTTAAAAAAGGGCAAAGCGGCAATCCAAACGGAAGACCAAAAGGATCAAAGAACAGATCAACAATTGCAAAGAAATGGTTAGCAATGGAAGAGAAAGCGAGGAATCCAATAACAGGCGAAGAAGAGATTTTAACGCAGGAGGATTTGATATCATTAGCGCAATTGAAAAAAGCAAGGAACGGAGATAAATACGGATATGACAAACTTATGGATTCAGCATACGGATCTCCAATTCAGCAGATAGATCAAAACATAACAGAGCAGCCATTATTTCCTGATGTTCAAGAGGACTAAAGCAATCAATAAAATATTGGCTTTAAAAAAGCGAATTAAAATTGTTCAAGGCGGAACATCCGCAGGAAAAACCTACGGCATTATTCCGATACTTATAAACAAAGCAATACAGATTCCAGGCTTAGAAATATCAATTGTTTCTGAAAGCATTCCGCATCTTAGAAGAGGATGCCTAAAAGATTGCATGAAGATCTTAAAAGATACAAACAGATATAATGAGAATCAATTCAACAGATCGCTTCTGAAATATAAATTTCTTAACGGATCATATATTGAGTTTTTTTCAGTTGATGATTCAAGTAAATTACGAGGCGCAAGAAGAGATATTCTTTACTGCAACGAAGCAAACAATATTTCATTCGAAGCATTCAACGAGTTATCTGTTAGAACAAAAAAGGAGATATATTTAGATTACAATCCTGCCAATGAGTTTTGGGTTCATGAGAACCTTCAGAATGATCCTGATGCTGATATGATAATCCTAACATATAAGGATAATGATGCATTAGATAAACGAATAGTTAAGGAGATAGAGAAAGCAAAGGAGAAAGCAGAAACAAGCGCTTATTGGTCTAATTGGTGGAGAGTGTATGGATTAGGGGAAATCGGACGATTGCAAGGCGTTGTGTTTTCTAATTGGAAGCAGATTGATAAGATTCCAACAGAAGCAAAATTAATTGGAATAGGGATTGATTTCGGATATACAAATGATCCAACGGCAATTGTTGAGGTTTATAAATGGAATGATAAACGAATAGTAAACGAATTATGTTATCAATCAGGATTAGTTAATTCAGAGATAGCGAAGAAACTGCCTGATGGTTTAATCTGTTATGCGGACTCAGCAGAACCAAAGTCTATTGCTGAAATCAGAATGCATAACAAGATGATTAAGGGAGCAGCAAAAGGAAAGGATTCAATTCTGCATGGAGTTCAATTGATGCAATCTCAGGATTACCTTGTAACATCTCAGAGCGTTAATCTGATTAAAGAACTTAGATCATATATTTGGGATGTAGATAAAGCAGGAAAAACATTAAACAAACCAAAGGGCGGATTAGATCATCTCATTGATGCATTGAGATATCATGAAAGCGAATCATTAGGCAATAAGAATTACGGGCAATATTTTATTAAATAGTACAAATCGAAAAAAATACGTTATTATATTATGGAAACTAAAATTAAAATTCCAACAGAATTAAGCGAAATATCATTAGGAGATTATCAGCGCTTCGTTGATGTATCTGAAAAATCAAATGATGATACATTCATATTTGAGAAGATGGTTGAAATATTCTGCAATATTCAATTGATGGAGGTTATCCAAAT